CCCGCGGTAGCGAAGGTCGCTACTCTGTCGGACTTGAGCACAATAGTATTGAGCTTGAGCAGGGCATTCGAGATTACTCGCTTCCCAGCTCGCTCTTGGCTGTGCTTAAGGCCGATCCCCAGAAGAAAGATCTTGCTTTGAGACTGCGACAGAAGGTCGAGACAGTTTCATTATTTGTGCGGAGCACGTGGGACGTCCTGTCGGACGCTGACCCAGTGTTCTCGCACTGTGATGCAAGAGATTTCTTCGGTCTTTTCGACTGCCTAATGATGGCGCCCGATGAAGTGGCGCTTGTGAAGTGGCAGAAGTACTTGTGTGCGTGGCCGTTGGCGAAGCTGCTCCGACAGGAGAGCATGCCGAAGGTCCCCGCAGGTCTTGAGAAGGCTCTGGAAGACTCTAGTTTTCATTTCCCGCTGAAGGGCGGGGCACGACGACACCTGAGGAACTTGCTTGCGAGCAGGCCATGCGAACAGCGACCACTACGGGTCGGCTGGGCGGTGCTGCAAGGCATCAAGCGTGGTTGCGGAGAAGTATCCGCTACGTTCCAGGCGTCTGCGATGGTCGATCACCAGGCTGCGCTGCAGCAAGATCTCCCGTTGCTTCCTGACGAGACCGCCGAGGCGTTTCGTAAGAAGTTTCGGGCAATCTGGCGATCGCCAAAGCACGTGCGAATAGGTAACGAGAAATGGACGGCGTGGGGGACCACCTCTTCGATGCAGCGCCTTGCTGCCGGGGATGGAAACCCAGGTTTCAATGCCAGTTATGCCAACAGCCGGAAGGAGGGAGGCCGATCACAAGAAGTTCGTGATTGGACCCTGCGGGCGTTGACAGAGCGTGGTTACTTCGAGGAGCGGAGCAAGAAGCTCACCGCATGCCAAATCGACGGCCATCTGGTCGCGATGTGTTGGTTGCCACATGAGGGCCGGGTCAAGGAGATCCGGACGGACTTGCGAGTCCTCCCTGTGGTACCACACGACGTGGCTGTGCGATGGGCGGCTTGGAACCTCCAAGATGGGAACCACAACGGCAAGTGCCGCGCCATGGTGGCGGGCATATTGGAGCCGCTTAAGTGCCGCATCATAACCAAGGGTTCGGGTATCCCCTACTGGTCTATGCAACCTTTCCAGAAGGCCATGTGGGACCGTCTACAAAAGTTTGAGCCTTTTGCTCTTACTGGACGCCCCATGGACGCAAGCGATCTCGACGGCATTTTGCTGAAAGAAAGACGACTTGGATTGTTGTTTGACAAGTGGGTGTCCGGGGACTACTCCGCTGCCACTGATGGCCTCAGCCAACAGATCAACTCTCTCTGCCTAGAAGAAGCCATTTTGGCGGGTGGATTGAGTGAGGAAGAGGCTATTGTGGCGCGAGCTGTTCTCGGGAATCATGTGATTGAATACCCGGACGACGACTGCTTCACGGACGTTCTGCCGACTCAGACAATCAACCAGACCAACGGTCAGTTGATGGGCTCGGTGCTGTCTTTCCCGGTCCTTTGCGCGATCAACGTGTGCGCGTATTGGATGGCCCTGGAAGAGTACACCGGCAGAACCTTTGAGCTTAACGACCTCCCGTGCCTTGTTAATGGAGACGACATCTGTTTCCGCGCGAATGATGAGTTTTACCCCGTGTGGAAGAAGTGGACGGCCTTGGCAGGCTTTACACTTTCACCGGGCAAGAACTACATTGCGGCGGATTTTGTCACCATCAACAGCGAGGGCTACCACTACCGTCCCGGCAAGAACTGTCCAACATTCACAAAGTTGGGGTTCCTCAATACCGGACTTCTCTACTCGGCCAAGCAGGCTAAGATGGAGACGGAGGTGGACTACAGGGAGGCTCGGAAGAAAGAAGCCAAAGCCGAATACTTGGGCGCACCGCGTGTTGGTGTGCGACCCGAGCTCCGTGACATGCCTTTCACGCAGAAGGTCAACAAACTCCTGGCTGGTTGTCATAACCCCAAGAGGACCTATCTGCGAGTGCATGAGTTCTTCCGCGAAGAGATATCGCGGCACACCTGGAAGGGTGCGATCAACATGCATGCCGCCCCGGAGTTGGGCGGGCTTGGCATTACGTTACCAGAAGGACAGACGACGAGGTTCACGGCTTGGCAGCAGCAGACTGCGGGCTATCTCCGATCTAAATGGAAGTCTATGGACTTCGGGTCGTACGAGGACACTCCTGTGGAAGGAGACGCGGGTGCTGAGCACCCAACGGTGGTACGGACCTGGGACTTGAATGCCCCCATGGGTCTAGACGGGAGGTGCACTTACCAGTGCAAGCGTGAACCAGGCTGCAGGCCTGCACACCCGGTCAAGCCGGGCGTCGTCGTTATTCGTGAAAAACTAGAGCCGTTAAGGGAAGGTGAGCAGCGTTGGACGTTGCCAAGCTCGGGACTGTTGAATTACCAGTCCGAGCGAGGTGATGCCGAGGGTCAATGGAAGATCCAAACGCTGTCAGGTGAAGATGTTGCTGCAGCTCGAAACTATGCTGGGCCCAGGGTTCTTGAACCACTGGTCTGGCTTGATGAAGTTCGAGTGCAGGCGGCTAGGCCGCGTCTCTGTCGTACCGTCGGTCCTTCGGAGGGGAGTGTGGAAAGGGGAGCAGCGCCGTTGTGCGTGGACGTGGTGTCCATGATCAATCAACGCAGCGCGCCCCCGCTACCATGCAACCTGAAGGAGTATCGCGACGCAGACGGAGCAGTCTTTACCATTGCCTCCCGCACCAGAATATGGGGCAGGAAGGTGTAGGTCTAGGAGACTGGAATTGAGAAGGAAGGGCGAGGTTATTGGCACCCCCCGTAGCTGATGTAGGTAACTTTGTGCGGCGACCATGGCGGTCTACCAAACGGGTATTATTCCTACCTCTCGAGCGCGTCAAGGGGCCAGACTGAGTCTGACTGACACATCCGGAATCTATACACCAACTGTGAGATTCGTG